TTTAGAATAGGTGATGACTTGAAGATTAATCAAGAAACTGGTACAATTAGTGGAAGAGCCTTCAGTAAGAGTTTGTTCTCAGAAATGACACCGTTTATCCTAGCATTAAGTTAATATGGCACTCGCACTCAATAGATTTAAAACATATACTGCTACACTTACAACAAATAGTGCAACAATATATACTGCTCCAACAGGGTATACTGGTATCATTTTATATGCACATATAACCAATTATGCAGCAGCTGCAACTACTCTTACTATGTCTCATGTAAGAAGTGGAACAACTACACAAATTATTAGTGGAGCAAATGTTCCTGTTAATGATGCATATATCCCTTTAGATGGTAAATTGGTATTGGAGACTAGTGATTATGTTGTTGGCCAAGCAGGTGCAAATAGTACTTTAAAAATTCTTCTTTCAGTATTGGAGACGGCAAATGCCTAAATTGATTAGTCAAGTTAATAGTCCTGCAGTAGGTATTAGTAGTGATGGAACTCTTTTAGGAGATGCAACGCAAATAAATTTTGAAAGTAATAGAGTTAAATATGATTCTAATACAGGGATAGCAACAGTCATGACCGACCCTTTAACTGTCATAGGTCTGTGATATAATATATAAAATAGAATATGGTATATTATGAATCGTGAAGAACGTCGTCAACACTTGCAACCAAAACCTCCCTTCAATAAGAATAAGTGGATCGTAATTGGTTTAGGGACTATACTTGGTATATCGCATGTTGGTATGATAGGGATGCTGTCTAATCGTTCTAGATTACCTGTAGTTAATCTACCTGTAGGACCTTATACTTCCTATCAGGTAAATGCTGGTGAGAAAGGATATACAATCAATTATCGTGCAAATGATCCTTTAGTAATGGAGGCAACCAGGAATATTAAACGTCCTGGAGGCTTTCTGGGGTTGGGTACAAAAACTATTCAAACAAGAGAACTCTACACGGTGGATGGGTCTCGACACTTGGAGAGTAACTCAATGGGAAAGTCCCTTAGCGACAAAAAAGTCGCATGTATTAAAGCAGAAGGTGGTGGAGAAGGAACAGGTAGAATGGTCGGCGGTGCAGTCGGTGCCACTGTTGGTACTTCTGGTCTCGCCTCTATTCCTTATGTGGGTTGGGTGCTCGCTGGTGCTGCTACTATCATCGGTATGGAGCAAGGAGCAGAGATAGGTGGAGAGATGGCAAAGGACTTTAGTGAGGCATGTGAAGAAGAAATAGAAGATAAATAAACATAGAGAGTCTATCTTTTAATGAAAAAATGCCCTCAAGGTGAATATTATTGCCATGATATGAAAAAATGTAAACCAATTCCGACTGGTTATCATACCACTCGTTTTGGATGGTTGGTACGTGATAAGGATGATGACAACAAGAAAAAAAATGGCAATGGCAATGGTAATGGTAATGGGTCCCATAACGGGAACGGAAATGGTAATGGCCATTCTAGCAATGGTAATGGTGGGAACGGCAACGGCTCTAATGGAGGCAATGGTGGAGGAGTAAGTGAATCCACATATATGCCCAGGAAGACAGGAAATATAATAACTGCTATGTTGGCATGGAGAGGAAAGGAGTATCATCTACAAATGTTTTTCCCTCATGTCAAAACCCCGTCACGCAGAGAAGTACAGGATCAAGTGAGAAAAGTGTATCCTAATGCTAAACTCTGGAATTACAAAGTTTCGAACTATGACCCAGGAGAACCCCTCCTCCAGATCGGAGGAAAGAAAAACTAAAGAGCTTGAAAATAAAGTTGATCAGTTAGAAAAGACATTAGAATTAGTAAAGAAAACCATAGATCATGATAAACAAATGAATGCACAACAACCTAGACAATTTGGTAAATATGAAATGATGTGATTATGGATGACATTTATTTAGGTAATCCCAATCTAAAAAAAGCAAATGTTGCTCAAGAATTTTCTGCAGAGCAAATTCAAGAGTTTATGAAGTGTGCAGGTGATCCTGTATATTTTGCTAAAACTTATATGAAGATTGTTTCTCTTGATGAGGGACTTGTTCAATTTAAACCTTATCATTTTCAAGAGAAATTAATTAATAATTTCCATGATAATAGATTTAATATATGTAAGATGCCACGACAGACTGGTAAGTCCACCACTGTGGTTTCTTATCTCTTGCATTATGTGGTTTTTAATGATAGTGTTAATGTAGGTATTCTTGCAAACAAAGCAGCAACTGCTAGAGAATTATTAGCCAGATTGCAAACTGCATATGAGAACTTACCTAAATGGATGCAACAGGGTATTGTATCTTGGAACAAAGGATCATTGGAGTTGGAAAATGGGAGTAAGATACTGGCAGCTTCTACATCTGCAAGTGCTGTCCGAGGTATGTCGTTTAACATCCTCTTCCTCGATGAATTTGCGTTCGTTCCGAACCATATTGCAGACGCATTCTTTAGTTCCGTTTATCCTACTATTACTTCTGGTAAAACAACGAAAGTAATAATGGTTTCTACCCCTCACGGGATGAATCATTTTTATAGGTATTGGCACGATTCAGAAAGAGGAAAGAATGAATATATTCCTACTGAAGTTCATTGGTCAGAAGTTCCTGGTAGGGATGCTGCATGGAAATCCCAAACTATTGCCAATACATCTGAACAACAATTTAAAATTGAGTTTGAATGTGAATTCTTAGGATCGGTTGATACTCTTATTGCACCATCCAAACTTAGAACTCTTGTATATGAAAGTCCAATAACAAGAAATGCTGGATTAGATATTTACGAAAACCCAACCAAAGGTCATGATTATCTAATGACTGTTGACGTTGCAAGAGGAGTTGCAGAAGATTATTCTGCTTTTGTTCTTATTGATATCACAGAATTCCCCCATAGGATTATTGGTAAGTATAGAAATAATGAAATAAAACCCATATTATTCCCTAATGTAATATATGAAATAGCAAAAAAATATAATAATGCATTTATTTTATGTGAAGTAAATGACATTGGAGATCAAGTAGCATCCATTATTCATTATGATCTTGAATATGAAAATCTCCTTATGGCATCTATGAGAGGAAGAGCTGGTCAAGTTATTGGTCAGGGATTTTCTGGTAAGAAGACTCAAATGGGAGTCAAGATGTCTAAGACTGTTAAAAAGGTTGGATCACTTAATTTAAAAGCTCTTATTGAATCTGATAAGATAGTCTTTAAAGATTATGAGATTATATCTGAATTAACGACATTTATTCAAAAGCATAATTCATTTGAGGCAGAAGAGGGATGTAATGATGACCTTGCTATGTGTCTCGTCATATATGGATGGTTAGTGCAAAATGATTATTTTAAAGAACTTACTGACCAAGATGTAAGAAAAAGGTTATATGAAGAGCAAAAGAATCAAATAGAACAAGATATGGCACCATTTGGTTTTATGGATGATGGATTAGATGGTGAGAGTATTGTTGATAATGATGGTGATAGGTGGTTTGCTGCAACAAAAGCAGGGGATGAGTATGGTGATATGTCTCATATGTGGGAATATATGTCTTAATGGAATTTGATAAACAATTAAAACTAGGGCATTTATTGCTTGTCGATAGGAAGTGTAGGAAGTGCGGAGAAGAGAAAAATCTAGTAGATGGTTTTTATAGAACTAGAAAAAGTAGAGGAGCTGTTGCGTCCTCATATTCTTATGAATGCAAGATATGCACAATAAGAAGGATAGTAGAACGAAGAAAAAAGAAACCTTTTAGTGATTGGTCATATCCAGATTGGTAACTGTTCACTCCCAGTTTCCCCAATGAAAATGCCCTTTTGAATAAATATTTTCAGACAAACTGAGACTCGGAGAAAGACAACATGGCGACTCCTCAATTATCTCCTGGAGTACTGGTAAGGGAGGTTGACCTAACAGTAGGAAGAGCAGAGAATGTATTAGATAACATTGGTGCAATTGCAGGTCCTTTTGAAATTGGACCCGTTGATGATATTATCGAAATTAGTACAGAAGAACAATTAGTTAGTACTTTTGGAACACCAATAGGAACTGATGCACAGTATCAATACTGGTTGAGTGCATCATCTTTCCTTTCATATGGTGGAGTCCTTAAGGTAGTTAGGACTGCAGGTAGCAATCTGAACAATGCTAATGCAGGTGTTGGTATAGCATCAACAACAACTCTTCAAATTTACAACTATGATGATTATCTAAACAATCATCAAAGTGATGCAACATTTACTTACTCCACAAAGAACCCTGGAACTTGGGGCAATACACTCAAAGTTTGTCAGATTGATGATGCTGCAGACCAAACGATTGGTATTAGCACTAACAACTTGTATAATGCTGGTGCTCGTGTTGGATTTGCTGTTACTGCAAATATAGACGGACAAGTTATTCCAGGAATTGGAACCACTGGTTCAATTACAGGATTCCTTAAGGGAATTATTACTGGTGTAAGTACAGACTCTACTAATAGTAATAGTACCTTTGATGTTAAGATCACTGATAGAATATCAGCAGTTGGTGGTATAACTTCATACTTCCCAATTGATTATGCTGAAGGAAATGCTATTGCAGCATTTAAAGTAGATTCATCTGTTCAGTTCCTTAATAACTCTGGTGTTACTACTGGACACTCTGCTAGCGCAGCATATACTCCAGCAACAGTTAAAGACTGGTATGATGAGCAGACATTAGGACTTAATAATGCTACTGTTTACTGGAAGACGTTAGCACCCAAACCAATAAGTAGCAATTTTGTTACTCAAAGGAAGGGTAAGAATGACGGATTGCATGTTTGCCTTGTAGATGATGAAGGCAGATTAACTGGTATTAAAGGAAATATTGTTGAGAAGCATCTTAACCTTTCAAAGGCAAAAGATACAGTTTCTTCAGTAAATCCACCAGAAAAAACTTATTATAAGGATTATCTCGCACTTTATTCTGATAATCTTTACGCAGGTAAGAACCCATCTGCAGCAGCTGATGCTTACTTCGGTACTGCACCATTAGCAACTGGATTCTCAACATCATGCACTCCTGTTACAACTGGAGATGGTTTGTGGGGTCTAGATGCACAGGGTGTTACTTACTCTAGTTTGGGTAATGTATCTTATACACTCTTAGGTGGACAGGATTATGGTTCAATTCCATCTGGTGAAACAAAAGGTGGAATGAGTGCTACATTAGCCGACTTGATGACATCCTATAGATTGTTTGCCAATAAGGATGAAGTTCAAGTTGATTACCTCATTATGGGTCCAGGATGCACTACAGAATTTGATTCTCAAGCAAAAGCAAATCAATTGCTTTCAATTGCTGGAGATAGAAAGGATTGTATGGCAACCATCAGTCCACATAGAGCAAATGTTGTTAACATCACTAACACTGAGACTCAGACTGAGAATGTAATTAACTTCTTTAGTCCCCTCTCATCTTCATCTTATGGTGTATTTGACAGTGGTTACAAGTATACATTCGACAGGTTTAATAACGAATTCCGTTATGTTCCTTGTAACGGAGACGTTGCTGGACTAATGTGTCGCACAAATATCGTTGCTTATCCTTGGTTCTCTCCTGCTGGTCAGCAAAGAGGTGTTATAAACAATGCAGTTAAACTTGCATATAACCCAAGTAAGACACAGAGAGACCGACTTTATCCACAAAGAATTAACTCTTTCATTACCACACCTGGTATTGGAACACTTCTCTTTGGTGATAAGACTGCACTTGGATATGCATCAGCATTTGATCGCATCAACGTTCGTCGTTTGTTCCTCACAATTGAGCAAGCACTTGAGAAAGCAGCACAAGCTCAACTCTTTGAACTCAACGATGAGTTGACAAGAGCAAACTTTAGAAACATCGTTGAACCTTATCTTCGTGACATACAGGCTAAGAGAGGATTATATGGATTCCTCGTTGTTTGTGACACAACAAATAACACACCTGATGTCGTTGATAATAACGAATTCCGAGCAGACATCTTCCTGAAGCCTGCAAAGTCTATCAATTACGTAACCCTGACCTTCGTTGCTACCAGAACTGGTATCAGCTTTGAAGAAGTCGCAGGTAGAGTTTAAGTTCTGGCTCTAAATACCCACGGAGGAATTAATCAATGGCAACAACCAGATCAAACAAAAATATTGCGGATTTTAAATCCAAACTGATAGGTGGCGGTGCTAGGCCGAATTTATTTGAAGTTGAACTTACTACATTACCACCTAATGTAGTATCTAATTGGGATGCAGACGTTTTCAGTTTTATGTGTAAAGCAGCTTCGTTACCTGCCCAGAACATTGCAAATATCGATGTTCCATTCAGAGGACGGATATTTAAAGTTGCTGGAGACAGGACAATTGATACTTGGACTGTAACAGTTATTAACGATGAAGACTTTAGATTTAGAAATGCATTTGAAAATTGGACACAGCAGATTGCTGATCTAGATACCAACCTTGGTACTACTGATCCTAATGCTTATATGACCAATGCCAAAGTTTATCAACTTGGTAGAGGATCAGAAAAGAGCAGTCAGAGTGGTAATGGAAATGAAAATGTAGTACTAAAAGAGTACGAATTTATCGATATATGGCCATCAACTGTCGCCCCTATTGACTTATCTTACGATACAGGGGATACTATAGAGGAGTATACAGTCGAATTCCAAGTTCAATCTCTCAATTTGGCTGGAGCTGGCAATCCTAACTAATCGTAGGGTTGATAAATAGTAAAAAAGTTTCATAATCATGGCAAAACTATTTGGGTTCTCAATAGAGAACGCTGATGAACAATCACTGCCTCAAAATGCATTATCTCCCGTTCCTCCTAATAATGAGGACGGGAATGATCATTATTTGAGTAGTGGTTTTTTTGGTTCTTATGTTGATATTGAGGGCGTATATAGAACTGAATTTGAATTAATTAAAAGATATAGAGAAATGGCACTCCATCCAGAAGCGGATAGTGCTATCGAAGATATTATAAGTGAAGCTTTAGTTTCAGATAGTAATGATAGTCCAGTAGAAATTAATTTAGAGAATCTTAATGCTAGTGATGGTATAAAGAAGAAAGTTAGAACTGCTTTTAAATTCGTTAAAGATTTAATGGATTTTGATAAAAAAGCACATGAGATTTATAGGAATTGGTATGTAGACGGTAGATTATATTATCATAAAATTATTGATTTAAAGAATCCAGAACAAGGTTTAAAGGAAATAAGATATATTGACGCAATGAAAATGCGTTATGTGAAACAGCAGAAGAAAAATAAAGATGATAAGTATCGTGTCACTAATCATGCACAAGATAATCCAATGGAATATGATTTTCCAGAATTGGAAGAATATTTCGTTTATAATCCTAAAACAACATATCCAGTTGGAAGTCCCAATTCAATGGGAGGAAATTCTGGAATTAAAATTGCAAAAGATGCAATTACATATTGTACCTCTGGTCTAGTCGATAGAAATAAAGGAATTACTCTCTCATATCTACACAAAGCTATCAAATCTCTCAATCAATTAAGAATGATTGAGGATAGTTTGGTCATATATAGACTATCTCGTGCTCCAGAGCGCAGGATTTTCTACATCGATGTAGGAAACTTACCGAAGGTTAAGGCAGAGCAATATCTTCGTGACGTAATGATGAGATATCGGAACAAACTTGTATACAACGCTGATACAGGAGAAATCCGTGATGACAAGAAGTACATGGCAATGCTTGAAGATTTCTGGCTCCCTAGAAGGGAAGGTGGTCGTGGAACTGAAATTTCTACTCTTCCAGGAGGTCAAAACCTTGGTGAAATCACGGATATTGAGTACTTCAAAAAGAAATTATATAGGTCGCTCAATGTACCCCCATCAAGAATGGACGGAGAAGGAGGATTCAATCTGGGAAGATCCTCAGAGATATTAAGAGACGAAGTTAAATTTAGTAAGTTTGTTGGACGTTTGAGAAAGAGATTCTCAAATATGTTCACTGATATGCTTAAGACCCAATTACTTCTAACAAATGTAATTACACCAGAAGATTGGGAGGTAATGAGTGAGCATATTCAGTATGATTTCTTATATGATAATCACTTTACTGAACTGAAAGAAGCAGAATTAATGAATGAGAGATTGGCATTGGCTGCTACTGCAGAACCATATGTTGGTAAGTATTACTCTCAGGACTATGTTCGCCGCAAGATTATCCGTCAAACTGATCAAGAAATCATTGACCAGGATAAATTAATTGAGCAAGAGATTAAGGATGGTGTTATTCCTGATCCTGCTATACCAACTGATCCTGAAACTGGATTACCTTTAGATACTTTAGGCGCACCAGTTGGAGGAGCAGAACCTGATGCTGCTTTAAGATCTATGAATGTGGATACTGCTGTTGCAGATCAAGATGCTGATATAGTAAAAACTAAATCTAAACCAAAAGGCGGAGAGATATAATGGATAAAGATCAGCCTCGCAGAGATGAGGCTGATGAACCATTTTTAAGAGTAGACTGGAATATAAAGCATATTCGTCTATTACATACTGCAGTTTCTTATTATGTTGAAAGGATGTATCCTAAAAATATAAAGGATGTTGGTGGTGAAAAAGAGAAAATGGTTGCTATGCAAGAGATGCTTTATAAGATGATTCTTGAATTCAATTATCATTCACAATAAATAGTGTCTAAATAGTACAGTTACTCATTTGATATTTTTAAAATGGATGAACTTATGGATATGATTGCTGCGGATGATTCAGCTTCACAAGTCAGCGACAAAATAAAGGATCTTTTATATGCAAAGTCAGCTGGTAAAATTGATGAATATCGTCCTGCTGTAGCATCGGGTGTTTTTAATTCTGATAATGGACCCACTCAACCTGAAGTCGATGCAGCATTATCTGCTGAAACTGAAGTAGATGCTGAAGAACAAGAAGAAGAGTAATTATAAATAAAAGTAATAAATGAATTCTAAATAAATGGCTCATCAACCTGTAGGAACTGG